AACTTCCAACACGCACATTAATAATGCCGTTATAGTATTCATCAGTTTCTAAGACACGTCTATCGAATTGTTCTTTGGCTTCAAGATAACTTAATACGCCTTTGCTTTCACAGTAGTGTAAAATTTCTCGGGTAAATTTTTCAGGGCCTATGTTTTGTACATCTTCAAGTAAATGATCTGAAGATCCCCAATAGTCTCTCCAGTCTGATTCTACTTTGCTTCTACGTTTATTTTTTTTGCCTTTAAGTGGTGGGCGAGTTTTTTTGAATTTTGCGAGTTTTTTGCCTACATACTTACGATTGTTTGTTAAATTAGTTATAAGGTAAACAAAGCCTTCTATGCCTTCTGGGATTTCTGTTACTTCTTGTCCTTTGTAAGTCCATTGCATATGGATACTTACCCGAGACTATTGTGCCTTGGTGTCTTTTTTGGAATCGTAAGTGCTTTTTACTTCTTCCATACGTATTTTAGCAAGTGTACGTATTTCTCTGAGCCACTTCCGAGTGTCCTGCATAGTTCTAACACCACGATTTTTCTCAAAACGCTCATTTGCTTTGAAATATTCCAAATATGCTTTTGTTAATTTGTCGTGAGTGTCGTCTTGTATGCTCATTGTACTACATCAATATCGTTTGCATAACTGGTAAAGCCGTTTTCTTTTATAACCTTAAGTACATTATTAACACGACCTTGTAATTCGTCTTTGTGTGAGATCAAATAAATGTTCTTTTTACGTTCTCTACCCATTTTCTTAAGAATAGCCAAACTGTGTTCTACACCTGCTGTGTCCATTCCACTGTCAATAAGTTCGTCAACAAATAACAAGTTAATGTTTTGATATAAACTTTCCCATACATCACGGAATGCAAAACTTAATCCTAAGATTAATCTGTTACGTTCACCTCTTGACAAGTTATCAAAGTCTAAATCCTGTCCAAGTTGTGTAATCATAACTGCAAGATCGTTTTGGAATACAACTGTATGCGGTAATCCAATTTTATCAAGATAGTATGTAAGTCTATTGTTAAGATATGCAAGATTTTGTTCAATAATTTTCTTACGAATAAACGAATCTTTGTTTGTCAACAGTTTATATAAGAATGCTTGGTGTTCTTGCTCTACAGTTAGATCGTTAACTTTGTCCCAGGTTACTTCTTGAATAGCAGTGTTCTCAAGTTCTTCAATTTGATCTACATAAGGATCGCTTTCTGTTTCTTTTGATTTCAATGCTTGTTTTAGATTCTCAACATTGCTTCTATGATCATATGCTTCTTTTGCAGTTTCATAAAATGTAGTTGGTTTAGAATCTAAATCACCTACTTCAGACAGTTTAGTTTGAACCTTTTCAAACTTTGTGTTAATTTCAAATAGATATGACATAGTTTCGCCATATTCTTCTTGAAGTTTAGTTTCAATCTCGTGTTTTTTATCTTCGTGTAAGTCTTGTCCACAAGCATGACACTTTGCATCATTCAAACCTTCTAAGTCTTTTGTAAATTTATCAACTTGTCTGTCTGTTTGACTTAATGCACTTTCAAGTGTAGCACGTTCTTTTTCTAAATTGCGTTTGTGTTTGTCGTTTTCAGACCATTTAGATAGCAATTCGTGATTTGCAAGTTCTGTTTCAATGTCTAAGTGTTCTAATTCGTCAATGCCGTTTTGTAAACGTTCGCAGTCTTTAGCATTTTGTTGACGCCATGCACTTGATTTTACTTTTAAACTTTCAATAGTTTCCGCAACTTTTTCATTTGCAGTTTGAATACCGTTTATTCTCGCAGTTTCTTCTGTAATACCGTCACGTGTTTCTTTTTGTTTTACTTTTAATTGTTCTGCTTTTTCAGAAAGTATAGTAATACCAAGTAATTGTTCAATAATAGCACGTTGATCATTTGGTTTTAAACTTAAGAACGGTTCGGTATACGTGTTTAGTGCAACCAAATGCTTAAACATATCGTGACTCATTTGTAATAAGTCGTCAATTTCTTTTTGTGTTTCTCTTGAATCGCCTTGCGACTCGTCTGTAATTTCTTTTTCTTCTTCGTTAATAAAAAACTTTAGTACATTAGGTCCTCGGCCTCTTTCAATTCTGTACTTTGTACCATTCTTTTCAAAATTAAGTGTAACTAACATTCCTTTGCCGTTAGTTTTATTAATTAGATTGTTTCTACGAATGTTAGTTAGTGCTTGTCCATATAATGCATATGAAAGGGCATTAATGATAGTGGTCTTACCAGTTCCGTTTCGGGAGCCACTATCATCGCCTCCTTGATCAAGATTCTCTCCAAGGACAAGTGTAAGTTGTCTATTACTGAAATCAACAGCCTGCGTTTGATTACCAACGCTCATAAAGTTTTTTACGGTTAAATCTTTGATCAACATATTCTATAACTCGTTATAAATGTTTAGCAGTGTTTGTTTGTTGTAGTTTTCACTTTCGATAGCGTTAATTTCTTCTGCTACAATCTGGTCAACGCTTTCAAATTTAGTAATATCGATGTCAGTGTTAATTTGATCATCTTGTAAACTTGGAATAAGTGTAATTTCACGACAGTTAAACTGACGTTGGAATTCTTCTTTGATAAAACTTGCTTCTTCGTAACTAATATTAATGTCCAGTGTTACTCTAAGATACATTTTTTCTTTCATCAATGTGTCTTTTTGATCAATTAGTTGGCTAAGTTTTACAGTTCTATACTTAGGACAACCTTCCCAATCAAGATATTGAGGTTCTCCACCATGTTCGAGAATCATCATACCACGCTTGTCATCCCAAGCATCTGCATAGTTGTGTGGAAATGCATTACCAATATAAGTTACATTACCTTGTGTTTGTCTTTTATGGAAGTGTCCACTAAACACATAGTCTTGATGTACAAAATGTTTTGATTGTAGTTCGCCTGTTTCAGGCATTTGTACCATAGCATTCATGTAAAAGTTTGGAAGTTCAAAGTGACCAAACATATATTTGCTTTTGATTTTAGGAATCTTTTTCCATTCTTCACCAACCAGCCACGGAACCATAGTGCTATCACCAATAGTTGTAATTTCGTCAACAACAGTAATACCTTCAATGTGTTTTGCAAACTCTACACTTTGAATATCTCTTTTGTCTTTGTAATACAAGTCGTGATTGCCTGGAAAGTAAAAAAATTGTTCAAATGCTTTTCCAAGTTTTTCAAGACTACGGATTGAATAATCCATAGTAACAATGTTCAAACTGTTTCTGTTATGATGCCAATCGCCCATAAAGATGCCTGTTTCGCATCCATGCTCTTTGGCTTTTTCAATATACCAATCAATAAATTCTTCACAGTCTTCGTTGTGCGCCTTTGAGTTAGATTTCAACCCAAAGTGAATGTCTGTAAATACTGCACATTTTTTAAACAAAATAATACCTCTATTTTTACTGTCTTATTATTTTACAACAAAAATTTAATAAAGTCAAGAACTTATTCGCCCTTAGCCATTTTTGCTCTTTGTTCTTCAACTTGTCTTTCCCATTCACCTTGGCTTTGACGAGTATAACTTGGAGTCATGTCGTTCATTTCTAAAATGTCATCACGTATATTTTGATTACGTTTTTCAATATTAATGACTCTTACAAACGAATTTGTAACGGCCGCTGTGTAGTATGCAAACGGGTTTTGGGACTTTGATTCATCAAATTGCAAACCAATTTGAGCAAGTTGTAGAATTGCTTGTCCACGCATTTCGTCATTGTAGGTATAGCCTCTTACATTTCCTCTTGTAGCATAGCGATCACATAATTTCATCCACATCATAGCAAGTTTTTGAGTTGCTTTTCCTACTCCTAAGTTAAATGTACCATTTTCCATACCACCTTCCCAGTGACTTTTTCCAACGCAAATTAAGTTGTCGTTATCATCAAACTTGAAATGCTGGAATGGTGGAAAATTTAATTTTACTTTTGTGTCTGCTATTGTTTTAGGATTTTTCTTACGTCCTTTTTCTTCCGGAATGTGATCAAATGTCATAATACGGAAGATCAATTCTTCTTTTGTGATTTTTCTATAGTCTATAGCACAGTCTGCCTGTTTAACCTTTTCGCCTGCTTCTTTACGTGCGGCATAATCTGCATCACCTAATCTTTTTGCTTTATTTCTTTTTGCTTCTGCAATAGTTCTAACGTTAATTTTATCAATGCTGGGTAAAATAATGTCAAATTGATTGTAGTCTTGGTCTACAAAACTGCAATAACTGCTTTTTGATTTGTGTATCTCTGCTAATATGTCTTTGTTGTTCAGATAGTTTACTCTTTTCACACTTTTTCTCCATTTATAAGCCTTATTATAATATACTCTGATAATTTTGTCAATAAATACTTGTAACGAGGATTACCAATTATGGCTGACACATTTGACTTTAACGAATTTAAAACTCCGATAACTACAGGGGATATTATTGACACGACTAAAGATTTAGCAAAACAAACTGTCGATGTATTATCTGCGGGTGGCAAAGGTTTCATGAAAGCAATTCGTTCTCGCACAATTCCTACAGATGGAGAGCCACCAAATATTGAAGTTGCAAGTGCAAGTTGGGCACAGGATCCTAATTCAAAGGATTGGAGAGTCAAACTAAGTATACCTCCTCTTAAAGCATTTACAGAAAGTCCTTACATTCAACGTTTGATTACTTCTACGGGCGGATTGTGTTTTCCATATACGCCTACAATTATTATGAGTCATCAAGCAAGTTATAATGCAATTACACCAGTACATAGTAATTATCCGTTCTTTGCATACCAGAACTCAAGTGTGGATGCAATGACATTGACAGGCCAGTTTATTGTACAAAATTCTTTAGAAGGCGAATATTGGATTGCAATGTTGCATTATTTGCGAAGTGTTACAAAAATGTTTTATGGACAAACATCTAATCAAGGTGCTCCGCCACCGATTGTAAAATTAAACGGATATGGAGATTATGTATTCAAAGATGTTCCTGTTATCATTACAAACTTTACTTTAGATATGCCAACTGATGTTGACTATCTTGCTGTAGATCTTGATTTTGGTTTTAATGGTGCAGACACTATTAATACTATTACAAGAAATACTGACAGAGGACATATTGCTTATGTTCCTGTAGAAAGCCAGGTAACAGTTACACTACAACCAATCTACTCAAGAGCAGAAGTAGAAAAATTCAGTTTAGACACTTTTGTTAAAGGCGGCTATATTGAAACTGGTAAAGGATTTATTTAATGGCTAATAATTCTCCATGGGGTAAAACACGTTTTGTAAGAAATGAATACTTGGATATTTTAAGTATTCGTACAGTGCCAGAAGATGGTGACGATGTAGTGTATGAAATTCAACCGCAGTATCATCAAAGACCTGATCTGTTAGCATACGATATGTATGGTGACCCAAAACTTTGGTGGGTGTTTGCTCAGAGAAATATGGACTCTCTTAAAGATCCAGTGTTTGATTTTAGATCAGGTTTAGAAATATATGTTCCTAAGGGCAGTAGACTAAGACAGTTGTTAGGAGAATAAACAATGGCCAAACCATTAGCACCCCCAGGAAAAAGTCCAACAGATCTAATGAGAGACTTTGTTAATGAAAACAAAGATGCCCTAAATGCTGATGCCAATCAATTTACTGATGGTGATTATGGTCCAGGAACACCAGATAGTTCAGACATTGATACTAATGCATCGTCCACTGACACCACAGTTAATAAAGAAAAAGCAACTGACGCACCGGAAGAAAAAGTAAAACCCAGTGAAACAAAATCAACTGTTGTTGAAAAAGTAACAATTGATCCTCAGAAGACAGCATACACAGCAGATGGTAGAGTATTACAATTACCTTTGCCTAATTCTTTAAGACAGTTTGCAAGTTACAATTACATTATTGGAATGTATGCACTTACAAACGAAGAGATTAATAATCCAGACGCAACTTATAAAATTAAAAAACCAGAAGTTGCAATTATGCAAAGTGGCGGCGGCTTAGGAAATTCAAAAGTTTTAACAGCATATGAAAGCAGTGGTAGAAAGATTGAATTTTTCTGCAACAGTTTAGAAATTGAAAGTATTATTTCACCAAGTAGAAGAAAAGGTACAACCAATGCTGTAGGATTTCGTTTAGAAATTTTAGAACCTTACAGTATGGGACTATTTTTACAAACACTGCAAATGGCGGCATATCAAGCAGGACATCAAAACTATACTGAAAGTCCTTTTTTGTTAACTTTGGATTTTGTTGGTTATGACCAAGATGGTAATCCAGTTAATGTTCCACAAGCATCAAAAAAATTACCTTTCAAACTTGTAGGCAGTGAACTTGAAGTTACAAATGGCGGTAGTTCTTATGTTGTAGAAGGAGTTGCATATAACGAAGGCGCACTAAAAGACGCTACTCAAAGTATTCCTGTAGATGTAACTCTAACAGGTAGAACACTTGAAGACCTACTACAAAGTAGTCCAAAAAGTTTAGCAAATGAATTAAACAAATATTTTGCTAAAAAAGCCATTGACGGCACAATTAGCACAGCAGATCAATACTTTATAGTATTTCCAAAGGCTCGTGCTACCAAAGGCAATCTTTCAGGTGTTACCAGCGATGGCGGCAACAGTGCAACTACTGCACAAAACAATGCCTCACCGAGTGTATCTGTTAGCAGTCAACAGTCGACACGTAACACAGTCAGTAGTGCAAAGATTCAAGAAATATACAAAAAATTAAAAGACGGTGAGATACCTAAAGAAGAGTTTGAAACATATATCGAAAACCTAACTACAATGGTATCAACAACATCGTTAGGACAAGAGATTACAGATAAGCAAACTGGTAAAGAAAATGCCAACGTAATTGGTGTATCAAAAATGTTTAATCTTGAAGAACTTGGTTCAACTCAACAACCGTTTGGAGATGCAAGTTTTACTTGGAATAAAGAATTAAATGTTTGGGCCAGAGATGGCGGACAAATGCAAATTGCACCAGGACTTGGAGAAATCAAGTTTGCACAAGGAACACGTATTCAAGATATTATTGAAGAACTTATTATCATTAGTTCATATGGTAGAAATGTTATTAGTGCGCCAAGTGACGGAACAGGATTCAAAGACTGGTTTAAAATTGACACACAGGTGTTTAACATCACAGATCCTACAACAGAAAAGAAAACAGGCCAACCACCAAGAATTTATGTGTTTAGAATTTTGCCATACAAAGTACACGAAGCCAAGTTTTTATCACCTGATAAAATTCCTTATGGTATTGGCGCATTGAAAAAACAAGTGTGTAAAGAATACAACTACATCTACAGTGGTAGGAACGAAGACATTATTAACTTCAACATTAATTTAGATAACACATTCTTTAAAAGCATGAGTCCAGGAGTTTTACCAAGACTCAATGTTGAAGAAGGCGGCAAAGAAGGTGAAAATCCAGAACAACATATTGAGCAAACACCTGCAGACAACGATCAAGCAATTAGCGGTAAGTCTGCTCCTGTGTTAGAAAACAAAAGTATTGCCGCAGGTGCAGTAAACGTTGATGATATGCGAGTAGAGATAGCACGTAGATTCAACGATGCTATTGTAAATTCAGATGCTGACTTGTTATCAGTTGAAATGGAAATTTGGGGAGATCCTTATTATCTTTCAGACAGCGGAATCGGAAACTACAATTCTGAGAACACAGAACTAATAAACATTGATGCAGACGGAAACGTTGACTATCAATACGGCGAAGTGGATATTGTTATTAATTTTAGAACGCCGGTTGATTACAAAGAAAACGGAATGATGGGATTTCCAGACGAAACAGTTTCAGTTGATGCATTTAGCGGATTGTATTTGGTAACCACAGTAAAGAATATGATTTCAGATGGTCAGTTCAAGCAAACACTTGAATGTATACGTAGAAGCAATCAGTATCCTAAGAAAGTTACTTCACAGGATACAGAGAGCAAGACTAATCAAGAGATTAAACCTAAACTTACTGGCAATGCAATCAAAAATATACAAAAAGCACAGTTGGCTGAAGAAGTGGGCGAAGATGGAGAAAATGCAGATTTGATTATTGCAAGTCAAAACAATCAAAAGATTTTAAACGCTGAAGCCGCGGCACAAGGCCAAGGCGCTTTGAATAGTACAACGTAGGAAATATAATATGCAAGAAACACGTACCGCCGGCAACGAACCTAAATATTTTCCCGGGCCGTATATCGGCAGGGTAGTAGGCCACCTTGATCCTAACTACATGGGTGCAATTGAAGTTGAGTTGATTAAACTAAGCACAAGTAGTAACCAAGGACTTGACGGACAAACAGTAAAAGTAAAATACGGTGGACCGTTTGTAGGACAAACTCCTGCAACAGGACTTACTAAAAATCAAGGACACAAATACACACAACAAGCATATGGCTTTTGGATGACCCCTCCAGATATTGGCACACGAGTAATTGTGGTGTTTATTGAAGGACAGGTTAACATGGGATTCTGGATTGGTTGTGTCCAAGACAATTATATCAACTTCTCAATGCCTGACAGGGTAGCAACAACACACTACACTGGATCCCCTGAAACCAAAGGCAGTGTAGACAGTGTTTTCTACACAGGCAAAGCAGTAGTTGGCGAAATAAACAAAAAGAATCTTGAAGATAACAAAGGCAACGATCCTACTAAGTTTAAAAAACCCATCAACGAAGACTGGATGGAAATATTAGGCCAACAAGGATTAGCCAGCGATGGTGTGCGTGGACTGAGTACTGCAAGTGCAAGACGTGAAGTACCAAGCATGGTATTTGGTATTTCAACTCCAGGACCTTATGATAAACGACCAGGCTATCAAAAAGCCAAGTACGGTACTGCAGGAACACAAGCGGATATTCCATTTGGCCGCCTCGGCGGAACGCATTTTGTAATGGATGACGGTGACGATAAATTTTTACGCAAAGGTTTCGCTACAAACACTAAAAAAGAATATGCAAATGTAGGTAAAGGTGATACATCTGGACGTGCAGATTTACCAGCAAATGAACTGATGCGTATTAGAACACGTACAGGGCATCAAATACTTTTTCATAACACAGAAGATCTTGTGCGTATAGATCATGGCAGTGGTAATTCATGGATTGAAATGAGTGCTAATGGTAAAATTGATGTGTATGCAAAAGACTCAATCAGTATGCACACTGAGAATGATCTAAACATTACTGCTGACAGAGATATTAATTTACAGGCAGGTAGATCATTTAATCTACTTACAAACCTTGGTATTAATTTAGAAACTACAACTTCTATTCAATCACTGGCAGGTTTATCAACTAATATCACAAGCGGAACAACATCTAATATTAACAGTGGATTAGGACATTTTGAAACTGCACTACAGATCCATATGAACGGTCCAACCGCTGTAGCCACAACTCCGTTGTCCACTCACATGGTTCCCGGCGCTACCGCTACCGCTGTCGCGTCCTTGCACAAACGCTTACCACAGCATGAGCCGTGGGGACACCACGAAAACGTGGATCCAGAACAGTATTCACCTGAGCAAACAGATAGAACAAATGATGTTGAGATTCCATCTGCTACAGACATAGATACAATACCAGATACATTTAAGAAAGACGGTGCGTAATAGCACATAAATATTAATATGAGTAGTTTAGAAAAAGATACAATTAAGAATGTAAAAGTAAAGGAAAATCTAAAGCAAAAGCCTGTTGTAAAACAACAAACTTACAGGGGTTTAAGCACAGTTAATCCTGACAACTTATCTTATACATTATACGACATAGGCTTGATCAAACAAGACCTACTAAATCATTTTCATATTAGACAAGGAGAAAAATTAGAAAATCCTGAATTTGGAACAATTATTTGGGACGTTTTATTTGAACCGTTAACAGAAACACTAAAAGAAGCAATAGCAAACAATGTTTCAACAATTATTAACAGCGATCCAAGGATTAATGCAAACAGAGTAATTGTTGATCAGTATGAAAGTGGTATTCAAATCGAGTGTGAACTACAATACCTACCTTATAACATCTCTGAGCAAATGAAATTGCAGTTTGATCAGAAAAATGGCTTCTTAGGTTAAAGAATTAAGTACTCTGATAATCGAATCAAATAAATACTTTATAACAAGGAAAGCAGATGTCAACAACAGATAGACAGAACAGATTATTACTTGCAGAAGATTGGAAGCGAGTATATCAAACATTTAAAAACGCAGACTTTAAGTCGTATGATTTTGATAGTCTACGTCGAACAATGATCTCCTATCTGCGTGAAAATTATCCAGAAGATTTCAACGATTATATTGAAAGTTCAGAGTACCTTGCACTTATTGATTTAATTGCATATTTAGGTCAAAACCTTGCTTTCCGTGTAGATCTAAATGCTCGTGAAAACTACTTAGAACTTGCAGAGCGTAGAGAAAGCGTACTACGTCTTGCACGTTTACTTTCTTACAATCCAAAGCGTAATCAAACAGCAAACGGTTTGTTAAAGTTTGAAAGCGTACAAACTTCAGAAGATATTACAGATAGCAATGGAGTAAATCTTTCTAACCAAACAATTATTTGGAATGACCCAAGTAATCCAGACTGGTCAGAGCAGTTCCGCAAAGTTTTGAATGCGGCATTACCTGAAAATGCTATCGTTGGTCGTCCAATTAAAAAAGAAACAATTAACGGTATTACAACAGAACAGTATCGTTATAATGCTACAAATGCAAACTTGCCAGTTTATAGTTTTAACAAAAACGTTGGCGAGAAAAATATGGTGTTTGAAGTTACATCTGCAGGTATTACACCAGACAAAATTTACGAAGAAACACCTTTACCTGGTAACAGTTTAGCATTCTTATATAGAGAAGATGGCAAAGGCGCTGGTAGTTCTAATACAGGATACTTTGTCCATTTTAGACAAGGTGTTTTAGACAACGGCACATTTACAATTGATACACCTACTACAAACCAAACAGTTGCAATTGATGCAACTAATATTAATAACAGTGATGTTTGGCTTTATAAATTAGATTCAAATGGTAACGAAGCATCGCAATGGACAAAGGTTGATGCAATTGAAGGTAACAACGTAATTTACAATAGTCTTAGTAAAAGTCAAAGAGATATCTATACTGTATTAACACGTATTGAAGATAGAATTAGTTTATTATTTGCAGACGGAACGTTTGGTAATTTACCTAAAGGAAGATTTAGAGTTTACTACAGAAAATCTATTGGTAGAAGATTTGCAATTCAACCAGAAGAGTTAACAAATATTTCTATTACTGTTCCTTATGAAAGTAGAACAGGCAGTAATGAAACTATTACTATTACTGCTTCATTAAAATATACAGTTGATAATGCAAGTGCTACAGAAACAAACACAAGTATTAAAACAAATGCACCGTCAACATTCTATACACAAAATAGAATGATCACAGGTGAAGATTATCAAGTAGCACCAAGGTCGATTAGCCAAGAAATTATTAAAAGTAAAAGTATTAATAGAACGTCAAGTGGTATTAGTAGATACTTTGACTTAATTGATTCTACAGGAAAATATTCAAGCACAAATATCTATGGAGATGACGGTGCAATTTATAGAGAAGTATTTGACAAAAAAATTAACTTTTCATTTGTAACAAGAACAGATGTTGAAGGCGCTATTGAAAATACTGTACAACCTATTTTAAGAAATGTTCTTATTAAGAATTTTTATCTTAGCGAATTTCCAAAAACGGCGGCTGATGATTTAGGAGCCACATGGACACAAGTTGCAAGACAGACTAATAACTCAAGCGGTTACTTAGAAGATACAAATAATATCAAACTAACCACAGGAACATTTACAGGTAGTACACTAAGATATTTAGAACCAGGCGCACTTATTAAATTTATTGCTCCTGCTGGTAAGCATTTTATGACTGACGATTATAATAAGTTAATGGACGGCGCCGCGGATCATCCAAATGCTACAACTTTTATTTGGACAAAGGTAGTTCAAGTTAACAGTGATGGTACTGAGAATTATGAAGACGGCCAAGGCCCGATAATCTTTAATGAGGTTATTCCAACAGGTGCATTATTAAATGAAATTAAACCTAAGTTTGCTACATCACTTACAGATGACGTAATTTCGCAAATGATTGATCAAATTTTTGCGTATAAAACATTTGGTTTACGTTACAGTCTTGCAGATCGAGAATGGAGAGTCATTTTAAACAGCAACCTAAGTATTGGTAATGCATTTAACACAGGTAGAACTGGTGATTCATCTAATCAAAACTTAGACTCAAGTTGGTTATTATTGTTTGAAACAGATGGTGAAAAATATACAATTACATACAGAGGTGTGAGATATATTTTTGAAAGTGATAAAGAAGTAAGATTCTACTATGACGAAACAGATCAAATTTATGACAGTAGATCCGGTAAAATAATTACTGATAAAATAAATTTATTATCTATTAATAAACAGCCTGGTAGCACAGAAGCATTTACAATTGATTATCCTTGGCAAATTACAAAAGAATTTAGAGATGAACAAGGTTATGTAAACAGTAAGAAAGTTGAAATAAGTTTCTATGATAGTGATGCCGACGGAGTTATTGATAATCCAGATTCATTTTTAACTTTTGTTGCACCTAATGTTGATCCGTTAACTAAGTGGGTATTTTTAAAAGAAGAAATTACAAACAATCAGTCAACTAATTTTAATTATGTAAATCCACAAGTAGAAAACATTAAAGTATACGAATTTGAATCATCGACTGGTCCACTATCAACGTTTGATGATGGAACAATTTTTTACTTTACAGATGCAGATATCTTTAAACAGTACAGTTCATCTACAGGAATGTTAACATTAATTACAAATTATAGAGCATACAAAGGTAGAGATAAAATTAAATTCCAGTATGTTCATAGTGCAGATGAAAACAATAGATTAGATCCGAGCAGTACAAATATAATTGATACTTATCTATTAACATCAACCTATGATAGAAGTTTTAGACAGTATTTGAGTGGTGCAGTAAACAATAAACCTTTACCTCCAAGTTCAGATGAATTATTTCAAAACTTTGGATCAAGTATTAATAAGATTAAGAGTATCAGTGACGAAGTAATTTATCATCCTGTAAAATACAAAATACTATTTGGTGACAAAGCAGATACTGATTTACAAGCAACATTTAAAGTTGTAAAAAATTCTGAGCAAGTAACAAATGACAATGATATTAAATTACGTATTGTTACAGCAATTAATCAATTCTTTAGTTTAGAGTTTTGGGACTTTGGCGATAAGTTTAGTTTTACAGAGTTAGCAACTTTCATCATGAATAGTTTAGCACCGGACATTAATACGATAGTGTTAGTACCAAAACAAACTGACAAAGTTTTCGGAAGTTTATATGAAATTACAACCGAAAGTGATGAGATCTTTATTTCAAGTGCAACAGTAGAAGATATTCAAATCATAGACAGTATTACAGCATCAAGATTAAAAGCATCTGGCGCTGTTGTAACAACAGCATCAACGCAAAATGCAGGTGTCACAAGTTCTGTTGCAAATATAACTACAGGCACAAGCACATCTACTTCAAGCAGTAGTGGTTCAAGTGGCGGAGGTTATGGTAACTAATGGCATATGATAATGATCAAAACGAATTTCCAATTAATCCAGATGGTGAAAATGAAAAAAGAACCAGTTTAAGCCATTTACCTCGTTATTTTAGAACTCCAGCAAATAAAAAGTTTTTAACAAGTACACTTGATCAATTAACACAGCCAGGTGTAGTTGAGAAACTTAATTCCTATTATGGTAGAAAAGATGCGAAAGCATTTACACAAGACGACAACTATGTCGGTGATGTTTCAAAACAAAGAGAAGATTATCAATTAGAGCCAGCAGTGGTTTTAAAAGATAATGTAGATAATGTTAATTTCTACAAAGACTATAACGACTACATTAATCAGTTACGTTCTTTTGGTAACAATAACAAAGATCATAGCAAAATTAATGCACAAGAATATTATGCATGGAATCCGCATATTGATTGGGACAAGTTTGTTAACTTTAGAGAATACTATTGGTTACCAAGCGGCCCACAGGTATTACCTATCTATGGACAAAACAAAGAGATAGTTTCTACTTTTAAAGTATCATTGGAGGAGAATGATGACAACGTAGTTTATAAATTTACACCAACAGGTTTAACACAAAATCCTACTTTAAAACTTTATAAAGGTCAGACTTACATTTTTGAAGTTGACTGTCCAGGACATCCTATAGCATTCGCAACTAATAGAGCCTTTACTCCAGGACAAGCAATTATTACTGAAACAGTAGAAGGTGTGTTGGCACCTGGTAAGTTTGAAGCAGAACTTTTTGACAGCGACGGCTATGATACTGGCGAATACATAGTAGAACCAGTTGAAGGCGGAATTACAGGATGGACAGAAGGCGATGACGTTTCTACACTTTATACAGATGGCGTAGAATCAGCAACAGTGTTTGTTGAGAAAGGAACACTTAAATTTACGGTGCCTTTAGATGCACCAGATAGATTATTCTATATTAGTAAAAATGATGTTAATACAAGTGGTACTATATTAATGTATAACATCTTAGAAAATACAGAAATTAATGTAGAAGAAGAAATACTTCAAAAGAAAACATACACAACAAGAACAGATGTTGATTTATCAAACGGTATGCTTGTTGAGTTTCTTGGTGATGTAACTCCTGCAAAATACGGCGAAGGTACTTGGTACGTAGAAGGCGTAGGAGATAGTATCAAACTTATTAATAAAAATGATTTAGAAATCACAGGTGCTTACAGTTCTAATTTGTTTGTACCTTTTGACACAGAAAATTTTGATAAACTTCCATTTGGTCAAGCACTAAATTATCCTAAAGAACAAGATTACATTACAATTAATCGTGCGGCAATTGACGGAAACCAATGGTCAAGACACAACAGATGGTTCCATAGAGATGTCATAGAAAAAGTTGCAAAAGCAAACAGTACAGAAGTTGATATAGATCAATCACAACGTGCTAAAAGACCTATCATCGAATTTGATCCAGGATTAAGATTATATAATTATGGATCTAAGTTTAAATCAAATGTTGATTTAATTGATGATAAAACTAATGATGTGTTTTCAATTATTGAAGGCTCTATTGGTTACAACGTTGATGGAGTTGATTTAATTGAAGGACAGCGAGTATTGTTTACAGCAGATCCTGATATCAGAGTAAATGGTAGAATTTATAAAGTCAAGTTTATTAATCATCTTGGTACAAGACAAATTGCGTTACAGGAAGAAACAGATACAGATCCTCAACTAAATGAAACTGTGTTAGTGCAGAACGGTACTGAAAACCAAGGTAAAATTTATTGGTATAATGGTACCAAGTGGATCAAAGCACAAGATAAATTAACTTCAAATCAAGCACCGTTGTTTGATTTGTATGACGACAGCGACACTACATTTTCAACATATGAAAGTAATACCTTTACCGGAACAAAGTTATTTTCATATAAAGAAGGTAGTGGTGCAAATGACACAGTACTTGGATTTCCGTTAACTTATAGAAATATTGAAAACAGTGGTGATATTGTTTTTAGTTTCGATCTACTTAATAATGAATTTACATATCAAGTTGGACAAGTTAGTTACACACAAAAAACTGATGTTGCAACATTAAGAAAATATACTGATCTAAACGCATACGAAAATGTTAGTGGCTGGAAAAAAGCGGCAACAGACAGTAAACAAAAAGTTATACGTCAATATGTGGTTGAAGGACAAAAGAATAATTTTGCAGTTGATGTTTATAACAGAAGCGGAGACCTAAACGAATTAGATGTTAAAGTTTTTGTAAACAACGAACGCAGAACTGATTGGGAAATTAATAGAGAAAACGGAATAGCATACATTACGTTTACTAAAAATTTAACAAACGGTGATAATATTATTTTACACTGCACAAGTGAAACAGACAAAAACGATAATGGACATTATGCATTTCCTGTCAACTTACAGAATAATCCATTGAATGATAATATAGTTGATTTTACATACGGCGAAGTTGCTGATCACGTAACAACTATTATTGAAAGTGTTGAAGGATTTACAGGAACATATCCAGGAAGTAGTAATTTACGAAACTTAGGACAGTTATCAGAATATGGTACAAAATTTGTACAGCACAGCGGACCTGTATCTCTTGCAAGTTATCATATTACAAACAAAAATTATAACATTGTAAAATCGTTAAGATTTGCAAGAAAAGAATATGCAAAATTTAAAAGAACCTTTATTTCAATAGCCAGTGAATTAGGCATTGACAGTAACGCAAGATTTCTTACTGATAAAATTATTGAAAAGTTTAAGTCAGAAAAATCTAAACAAACAGCATTTTATTGGACTGACATGATTGGCAGTGGTGCAAATAACAAGCGTTCCTTTACTGTTGTTGATTCAGGAAATAAGTTTTATAGTTTAACAACTCCATTTAATTTAAATGATGTTTCTGCAAAAGCGGTATATGTTTATGTCAACGATGAACAACTGTTACACAACAGAGATTACACATTTACTGATGAAGGATTTATTCAAATTACTAATAAGGTAACTTTGGCAGTAGATGATATTGTAGATGTTTATGAGTACGAATCAACTGATGCTTCGTACATTCCGCCTACTCCTACAAAGTTAGGATTATGGCCTTTACATATTCCATCGAAATATATAGACAATACATATCAAACTCCGCAAACTGTAATTAAAGGTCATGATGGTAGTATTGTAAAAGCATATGGTGATTATCGTGACGATGTTATTTTAGAGTTAGAAAGAAGAATTTACAATAATATTAAAGTAGCATACGATAAAGAAATTTTTGATGTAGATAGTTTCATCGGTCATAAGTCCAGAGATACAGGATTTACAAATGAAGACTTAGATGATATTATCATTACAGATTTTGCTGAATGGTTGTCAATAGCAGGCGATCCTGATTATACAGATAATAGTTTTTATGATAGAACAAATAGTTTTACATGGAACTATAGTTATATGTCAGATCCAGATAGCAAACCTTTACCTGGTTTTTGGAGAGCAATCTACAAACAATACTTTGGAACTGACTCTCCTCATACAACACCTTGGAAGATTTTAGGATTTATTGATAAGCCGGATTGGTGGGAAACAGTTTATGGTCCTGCACCATATACAAAAGAAAATTTAATCTTATGGGAAGATTTACAAGAAGGTAGAGTACGTCAGCCTAATAATCCTATAAGATATAGACCTAATTATGCAAGAAAAGATTTATTAAAATATATTCCAGTTAATAGTCAAGGTGTATTGCTAAGTCCATATGAGTCTGGTTATGCCCAAGGATTAATTGTTCCAGAAACAAATAGACAGTTTGTCTTTGGAGATGAAGCACCAACAGAAACAGCATGGCGTAGAAGTTCTGAACTTCCGTTTGCATATATTACTGCATGGACTATTCATCAACCTGCAAAAGTAATCGGTCTTGGTTTTGACAGATCAAGAACCAAACGTAATGCGGCAAAAGATTTAGTGTACACAGGAAATGATAAGCGTATTAGATTGAGCGATTTAATTTTTCCTAATACCACAGATAGTACAGTTAGGGTAACTACTGCTGGTTTAGTAAATTATATTTTTAATTACATTAATGCAGATGTTACTAAACTTAATAAAACTTATAGTAACGAAGTAAAAAATCTATCTGTTCAACTTGGATTTAAGATTGGCGGATTTACTACAAAAGATAAGTTTAGATTAATTTTAGATTCTCGTACACCTAATAACAAAGGGAATGTGTTTATTCCAGAAGAAAATTATAAAATATTTGTAAACACATCTTCTCCTGTTGACACAGTATCTTATAGTGGTGTAATTATTGAAAAACGTCCAGGCGGTTATATTGTAAGAGGATACGATAAAGCAAAACCTTACTTTAATTATTATCCATATATTGAACGTGCAAAGGATCCTGTAATTAATGTAGGTGGTGTTAGTGAATCGTTTCTTGAATGGCAATCCGGACAGCGTTACCAAAAAGATCAGATTGTTAGATTTGGTGACAATTACTTTAGAGTTAAAGTAAGTGGAACGTTTGATACTTTCGAACAAGACAATTTTGCAAAACTTACAGAACTTCCTATCGAAGGAGGTAGAGATGCAATCCTGCGTAGAACTTTTGAAACAGAAACAGCAAAATTAAATTATGGTACTTTGTACAGAACCACACAGGAAGTAGTAGACTTTTTACTTGGATATGGAAAATACTTAGAAGATAAAGGGTTTGTTTTTAGTAAATTTAACAATACCATAGAGACTATTGAAAATTGGGAACTAAGTGCAAGAGAATTTTTATTCTGGACTACACAAAATTGGAATTCGGGTGCATTAATTACATTGTCTCCAAGTGCAGTTAATCTACAGTTTTACAGAGATTATGCAGTTGTAGATAATATATTTGATAATTTTTATGATTATACACTGTTAAAAGCAGATGGACAGAAACTCCAAGAAGACTTTGCTAACACAATTAGAAGCAGTCAAAATGAATTTGGATTAACTCTTAAAAATACAGCAGATGGAATTTATTTTGTAAAATTACCACTTATACAAAAAGAACACGTATGTTTACTTGATAATACAACAGTGTTCAATGACACAATTTATAATCCTGGTCCAGGATATAGACAGCAAAGAGTTAGAGTACTTGGTTACAGAAGTGTAGACTGGAACGGAAGTATTAACATTCCGGGATTCACCCTTGACAATGTAAAAATTACAAACTGGGAAGAAAATATAGATTATAATATTTCAGATGTTGTTTATTATAAAACACGTTACTATAGTGCAAAATATAAAATTCCTGGTGCCACAGAATTTAATGATGATGATTGGTATTTGTTAACTGAAAAACCAGAACCTAAACTTATTCCAAACTTTGATTACAAAGCAAATCAGTTTGCAGATTTTTATGATTTAGATACAGATAATTTTGACAGTGAGCAACAGCGTCTTGCACAACATTTAATAGGATATCAAAAACGTACATACCTTGAAAATATTATCAATGACGATGTATCACAATATAAATTCTATCAAGGATTCATTCAAGATAAAGGTACATTAAATTCTTTAGAAAAATTATTTGATGCTTTATCAAATACAGAAAATTCAAGTTTAGAATTTTTTGAAGACTGGGCATTCAAAGTAGGACAATACGGTGCGAGTGATTCATTTGAAGAAGTTGAATACGAACTTGATGAATCTAAAATAAGACTTAGTCCACAGCCGTTCCAATTAACACAAACTATTGATCCTCTTGCTACAGACTTGGTTTACAGATATACTCCGGTTGATGTTTATAATAAGCCTGAAAATTATAATCATGCACCATTCCCAACAAAATACATTGATGAAAATGATACGTATATTAAGACTGCTGGTTATGTTGCAGAAGAAGATATTAATTTTAAAGTAACAAATTATAATGATATTTTAGATTTAGATCTAAATCAAGTTAGCGTTGGCCAGTATATTTGGGTTGCTAAAAAAGGACAAACTTGGGACGTACTTCGTCAAACTGAAACCGATATGAAGGTTGTCAGTATTACTAATAGTGACAGTTCTAAATCTATAGAAATTAAAACACGTAAAGCACCAATAGTTGAGAAAGATGATATAATTGGTGTATTAGGTGTTGGTACATCACAAAATAGATTCTATAAAGTTTTAAGAGTAAGTTTAGATGTTATCTATGCACAAACCACAGGCGAAGTTGACGATGCTGAAGAAACAAGCGGATTTATTTTAAAACTTGTTAGTTCACGTGTATCAACACTAAACGATGTAAACAGCAAAATTACAAGAGACAATTATTCTACACAAGAGCGTGTTTGGGTTGATAATGACGAAAACAATAGATGGACAGTTGTTGAAAACACAAACAATTATGAACTGCATCAAAGTCTTGTTAATGGTACTATTCCAGGTACATTAGGAACAGACACAAGATCTTTTGGCACAAGCATTTCTGCAAACAGTAATAATACAATAGTTGTTGCAGGATCGCCAGGAACAACAGAAGCAGGTAGAGTAGATATTCACTTTAGACCTGGTGAGAATATTAATCTTGTGCTATCACAATCAATTGATTGTCCAGAAAATTATCTAAGTGGCGAAAACAGTTTTGGTCGTGCAACAGCATTAAGTTCAGACGGCAAGTGGTTGTTTGTTGGCGTGCCGTATGCATCTAATGTAAAAACAAAATACAGAGGACAATTTGCATCAGCGGCAGTTTACCAAAAAGATGAAATTGTAAAATATACTAATCAATATTGGAAAGCAAAAAGCATTATTGAGCCAACAGATCCAAGTTTAGATTTTCCAAGTTTTAGTTCGCACTTGCAACATTTGATTAGCACATATGACACAACTACTAATCAATATGATAACATTTATTATATTCTTAGAGGAAACTTCTTATTTCAAGAAGAACAAACTGATCATGTTCTAATTAGAGCACCAAGGCTTGCATACGTTGCAACAACACCAGGAGACGAACTTGAATTAGTATGGAATGATATTAATTCAAGGTATCCAAGTGGTGTGCAACCATTTAATGGCAATCCTACATTAAGTAAAACATTCTTTAACGGCAGACACGAAATTGTAGACAAGATTGATGATATATTATTAGTTGATAATACCCAAGCAATTCCAAGTGTAGGCGAAACTATAAGCAGTTCAACAGCAGTTGGTATAGTTGCGTTTGCATATACAACGGGTGATAACAGAACATTAATTTATATTAGAGATGCGAATGGTGACTTTGAATCTACAGGTAATTTATTTGTAGGTGATATTGCTATTGGAGCATATGAAAGAGCAGTTGAACAAGATGTAGACGGACTTGGCGGCTGGTGGAAAATTAATGTTGGAAGTAATTATCAATCTATTGCAACTATTGAAACAAAACCATACCTTGTTATCAAAGATGTAATTCAAGAAGGATCAGGTAGAACACCAAACTACTATGAAAATGTTTTAAGAATTACAGATGATGCAAGTTCACCTACAGTAACATCATTCATTGAGTCACTTACATTTACAGGTGACGATGGTGACGAAATTGCTGACAAGTGGGTATTTAGAGCACCAAGGTCTTTAGATGCTAACTTAGCAGTAGGAGATACCTTAAACTTTTTCTTTAATGAATATAGAAATGCAGATAACTTACTACAAGATCCGTCAGTAATTTCAAGTGTTATTACACATGACTATCTCAACAACAATGCTCATACAATTGATGACTTGTGGGACGGTTGGATTGAAGTAAACTTAACAAACTTTGATGATAGAGGATCGCCTACAGAGGGTGATGCTGATTATAATCCTAATTACGGTAATCCATTTATTCCAGTTGTTGGTGATATTGTACAAGACAACGACACACTTGCTACTGCTGAAGTTACCTATGTTGAAAAAACATTTAACGATTTAAGACTATGGATAAAAAATAAAACAGGAACTTGGAAACTTGGTTTAAACAACGGAAACATATCAAGTTTAAGTATTGTTGGTGGCTCACAAGGTGTAGGAGTTGTTAGACTTGTAGGTACAACTGATACAGTAAATTTACAGTCAACAACAGCAGGATTTATTGTTGTAGTTGATAGAGGAACAAACCTTCCAAGAGGAACAACACGTACACTTCAAGGATTTGAATATTGGGTTTACAAATCAGAGTTATTAGATGGTATTGCAAGAGATGCTAATCCTCCATCTAAAACTAACAACGATTGGCAAAGAGTTTATAATATTCCAGCAGATGAAAACGGAACAGCAAGTACGTTGCAAAGACAGGGTGCATATGCAATTTACGAACGTAATGCAAGTAACTTCTATCAATTAAACGGAATTTACGTAACACCAGATCTTGAATCAGAACGTTATCTTGGTAGTGATATTAAAATTGTATCACATACAAATAATACTTACAGTGCTTACATTTTAAGTAAGGGTAACGGCACATTTGATCAACCAGGAAGAATAAACATTGTTAACTGGTCAGTAAACGGCGGTTGGAAACTTGGCGCAGATGAAGATTATAGAGGTGACTTCTTACAAACTGTAACTTATTTCAAAGACGAATACGTAAAACAAAACGGGAATGTATATCAAGCAAAAACTAATCTAATACCAGGTGTGTTCAATACAAACGACTGGGAAGAAATTACAACAGGTGTTGACCTAAACGGATTCTTACCAAACAGCACAGGATTTATTGTAGGCACCGACAGTGCAATTGAAACTGATAATTTATATGAGTTTGGAACACAGTTTGGTGTAAGTTTCACAGGTGATGTATTAACAACTATTGCCAAGTACGGTGATGCTGTTGATAGTTCTATAGCAACAAGAAAATTAGTAATTTACAGAAAATCATTGTTAGGTCATTATGTATTTGATCAGATGATAGATGCTCCGTATGCTAATATTAATTATGGTGACTCTATTGCAGTGTCTACTGATGGAAAGTTTATTGCAGTTGGTGCACCTAACTATACTGACACATATGCAAATCAAGGTACAGTATTCATATACGAACAGGTTAACGGAAGATTTGAACAAGTACAGCATCTAATAGGACCTAAAGGATTACCAAACGAAAAATTTGGTACAGTGGTTAGATACGACAATGATAGAATTGTTGTACACTCAGCAGGTGGTGATCTGTTTAGTAATACAGAGATAGATTCAGGTACTACAGTATTTGATAATGCTACGACAAGATTTACATCAAAACTTGTTGACACAGGTGAAGTTTTTGTATTTGAATTGTTAGGTAATAGATACGTTTACAGCGACAAATTAGAATTTGCTGATAAAAGAACATTGTACTTTGGTAGAACAATGTTAATCAAAGGTAATCACATTTATGTTTCATTACCACAGTATACACGTGAAAATAATAATTCATCAGGATTAGTTTTAGATTATAGAGTAAAATTAAATTCAAGACTTTGGGAAAGAAAGCGTAATGCAAGACCTCTGGTTAATCTTGATAAAATCAAAGGTATTTCGGTTTATAATAAAGATACAAAAATTGTTGAAGAATATTTAGATTACATTGATCCGATTCAAGG